TCCCTATAATATTGTTCATAGTCTTTTCTTATAAGTATATAGACTACATCAGGTGTGAATGGTAAATTATCCTTTCCCTGAAGTCCAACAAATACAATATTCTTATGCTCAGATACTAGTGCATTAACATCTTTTATTACACCTTTTTGAACGGTATCAATCCTTTTATGTTTTTTCCAATTATTTTCGTAAATATCATCCAAATCATAACCTTTAACTGATAAACTCTTTAAAAGTGTTGTTTTTCCTGAACCGGAAGCACCAGTTATATAAACTATCATCCTATTCTATATGCTAAATTAAAATCCGCACTGGTTTATAGCGCATACTTGAGACCGCCCATACCACCCTCAATCACTAAGAAATTGATGTTCTCCACATAAATGTTCAAGTCATATACATAGTTTGTATTGACCGGCAAAGGATGTACATCCACTTCCACTTGGAAATTCCGAATACGACTCGCATTGACGCTGCCACTCGGCTGCGTTGAGGGGCTTCCCAAGGCAAAATTGTAGACAGGCACAAGTTTGAGAGGTTTTCCGTTCAAGCTCTTCCACGGCGTAATCTTTGTAAAATAGTCGATCGGCTTTTCCTCCTGGATCTCATTTCCATCGCAAATAACACGTATAGCTCTCAAGATATCCATTTGACCTTGGGGGATCAAGCGACCACTTGAATACGCGCTCGTATTAATCGCACTCAGATTCGGAGTCGGATTAAACGGTGGATTCGGGAAATTCCACCAGTTTGTGAGATTTCCAAAATCATTTCTATACAAGAGACTATCACTGCGTCGCGGTACAAAGAGCAGACGTGTGATTGGATTATGTGTCTCTAGATCAAGAATTTGCCGATTGAAGAGTCCAGGAAACGGGTAATTCGTTACCTGTGAAAACATGTAGGAGAGAGGTGTCGACGCAAATACGTGACGCTCCTCTTCCGTTAAATAAATGTACGTACTCTGAATACGCGGATTCAAGAACCAGCCATTCAGGGAAGGAACCGTTGAACCAACGTCTGTCGCGAAAAAGCGCCACTGCCCACTTATATCACCTGATGTAACATAATCAGGTTGATTATTGCGAATCAGCGCCAGAGATTGTAACATTTTATAATCTGGTGCCACTCTGTATCCGGAAACGTCCAAAAGCGTGTAGAGTGTTCGTATAGGATTTAATGTGATTTGTACTTCGCATTCATGGTATTGAAGCCCCACAAGAGGCAGCGCAAGAGAATTAAAATCAGAAAACCAGAAGGAGAGAGGAACATGAATATCTTGTCCAAAAATCGACGGGCGATTCACCTGCCCACCGTTCGGGCTTGTGTTATCCTTAAAGACTGTCGGGTATCCTGTTCTATTTGTACCACCTGCATATGCGCCATTTCCAGGATCTGTGAGTTCAGGTATATCGCCTACAAGTTCGCGCCATTTATCAAACTTATCAGTATCATAATCGGCAAGTGCCTTTGCCAATAAATAATTTCCATCAAATTCCTGAATTTTTTGCCCACCAATGAAAAACGCAGCATTCTGAATAATCGCGGCGCCCAAGTAACGAACCCACTGATACTGGATTTGTGTGGGACGATTATAACTTGTCGGTAGGAATTTACTGAAAATGTCAGGAACACGAAATGAAAAATACATGTCACTCAACAAATCACCGCTGCGCTGTATTTTAGCCCTGACTTTGATCGGCTGATCATAAAATAATTCATTCGGTCCATCCATAATTGTCGTAATCGATTCCTGTGAAAAATGCGAATACCGCCGAAATGCCTTATAGAAAAAGGTCATTTGCGGATTTCCGCTCAAAATCACATTTTGGGCGCCGTAAGCGATTAATCCTAGGAGACCACCACCTGTCATTCTTCTCTTGCTGTGGAAAGAGCAAAAGAAGAAGTACAAAAAGAACGCTATCTTAGTATTTAGGCTGTATGTGTATAACTTGTTGTCCACCACGTGTCTGCCAAGTAAGGAGGCATATCCTGTGACGCAGCCATGACTTTCTTGCTTGGACCAACTGTAACCTGGCTCTGAATCTCCGTGTAAGAAAGCGCGTAGCTAAAGTACTTGAGTCCACCGAGGTTCCCGTTAAAACTGCCTTGTACCGTGAATGTTTCCTGTTCACCCAGGGCAGCTGTCGTGGATCCCCGTACAATCATGCTGTTCTGGCTAAAGAGGATCAAGTCCTGGAAATTCTGGTAAGGCAAGGATCCCTCAAAGCTGAGCTTCTTCGACAAGTTTCCATTGATATAGACCTCGAGTGAATTCTTCCGTGCAACAATGGCACAGTGAAACCACTTCCTCACAGGTATATTCTCTACATCACAGTATGTGTAAGGATTCTTGTAAGAATTCATGAAAACTCTCATTGTGTTCGCATTCTTCTTTATGAAGACACCAGGACCCAGTAGCGGGTAAGGTGTCGCATAGCCCTTGTAAAATACAGAGGCAAGCGCATCATCGCCCGTAAAGGTGGAAGGATTCACATACAAATAGAAACTGTAGGTGAATTCCATACCAGTTCTCTGATTATCTGAAAACGGGATGAGTTTTCCATCGGGAAACTTTGTTACATCCTGGCGAATGACAACCTGCTTATCGTCAGAGGATGCCGTATAGGGAAAAAGATCTACAACCTGACTTCCAATGTTGATGAAAGAAATATAGAGGTACTCAACTGACAAAAACAAAAGATACACTAAGGTGACGATAACCAGTGCCAAGAGGAACTGTGATAAGAAACTTTCACCCATAAAAATACTCGTTACTGATGAGGAGTCAGCTTCCATTCTCTAAGAAATACAGACTTTAAATTCAGCTTCCAACTTGTATTGTGCTCTTTGCGTAGGTTACATTCACCTGTGGTGTCTTGAGTGTGAGTGTGCCTGACACATTGAACATATTCGCAAGCCAGTCCATGAATCCACCGCCGCCTGCTGTGGTAGGACCGGACATATACATTCTGTAAATCTCATCCGGATTCAAGGCTCTCTGGACAAACGTTACGTCGCTTAGGAAACCGTCATAACCACCGAAGTCGAGCAACTTCGCACTGACACCCTTGGGATCTACACGGTAGAATGACGGCATGATACAGCTGCGTGCCAGCTTACCGTCCATGTAGACATCGCATGTCTTTCCATTGAGGATGACGGCGATGTGAACCCAGCGCTGTAAGTCAACTGCGGGCAGATCGCAGAGAGGATATGTCTCTAAGAGACCCTGATCCATCTGACCACCTGCAAACAGCTGCTTCACATTGTCCGTGCTCAGATTGGTATTCTGTGAGACACTCAGTCCGGGATCTACAGCCGGCTTACCTGAAGGTGTCGGTGCCGCGGAATCACCAGGTGTCTTCGTGTGGACACGAACAACTAAGTTATTCTTGTGGACACCGAGACCAACAACGAGCGTTGAGAAGTTTGATCCGCGGATTTCTAGGATGTGCTTTCTCTGACCTGCCCTGTCCTTCCAGCCCGTGATATAGGTCCAGAAGCTTGCTGAATATTCACCACCCTCGTAAGGCGGGGGGATATTGTACAACTGAGATGCCGTAGGCTGATTGGCAGGAATCGAGGCACCCACAACTACAGTTGACTGTACAGTCGGCATACCATACAAAAAGTTGTACAGGTAATATAAGGCTGTAATACCGAGCACGATGATGATAAACCCAACGAAGTAGGATAAAACACTGCTGCCACCAACACCAGACAGAATCGTTTGTTTCACTGAATTCAGAGTGCTCATGTTTCTTCTGCTTGTAGTACTCCATTTTTTTTAGTCATATTGCGTATCCCAGCTATAAAGCGGCGATGCGGGACGAACCGTAATTGGTTTCATACAAGCACCATTTGGACACGGATTTAACTTTGTAATGAGATCCATATTTACACTAAATTGTGGCTCGCCATTTGTATTTGTCACCTTCGAGTATTCAATACCTACACGCTGTAAGCTCAGACGCTCAGAGAATACACGGAAAAATGCCAGTTGTCCATTGAGCCTTGAATCACCCAATGTAGGCGCCGACCCAACCGAAGCATGATCGAGGGAATACTGTGTGCGTTTAGAAAGAACAAGATCATTATTGTAAAATACATCAAATCGCCGACCTTCGCGGCTAATTGTCACGGCGATCCACTTTTGAAAAGGGAGGGGAGGAAGAGCAAACGTTTCAATCGATGTTTGTTCAGCCGTTTTGCCAACGGGGATTCCATAAGTTCTAATGGCGAGCTGCGCCGACGCTTTACCCGGGCGGCTCGCATCCGGAGAGGACACGAGTTCCATTTTCAGAACATTTGAAACATTCAATAGACTATTGTATCCTTTGTGTTGACACTGACTACAGTCCCTCATTACACACGGGCAAATATTGTAGCGATCGGTACTACACATAGGATCACCGGGATTTGCGCTGCAACTGGTTACTTGACCCGTTTTTTGGAAAGGAAGAACATTCACGAAAAATTGTATAGACCCTGTGTTTCCTGTTAAAAATTGCTGTGCGGCTTCTGTGGTCGAAATCGGAGCAGGTTTTGATAATTGAAACGGTCCTTCCACGACAGCACCACCGACAGTCGCTTTAGGGTTAAAATAACCCCTGTAAAATAATATGAAAATCACAATGACTACAAGTATTGCGACAATCCAATACCACATTCTACCAATGACTCTGAATTTTAACTAGAAAAGGAGAGTCAGTAGTTAGTTGCGAATCTATGTTGAGCACTGTGCCAAATCAGAAGGCTTGAATTTTGACGCGTCAGGGAGTGGAGGGGGAGCAGCAACAATCTCCCTCGCAAGCAGCGGTCGCGCCCAATAGGATACATTGAGAATCTTTACAGTTTGCTGGAATTGTTCAGGTGGCGGGAGAAACTGTGTCCCTGTTTGTAGGGGCTTGCCCTTCAATACACGAGAACCAATGAAGCGTCCATTCATGTAGACTTCCAGCAGATTAGGTAAATAGACGGCTGTAACGCGGAAAGGCTTTCTTATAGGAACATTGAGGACCGTTGGCGCGGACTCAACGAATGAACCTGTGGCATCACTTGTAATCGCCGACACAACTAAATCATTGGTGTCATTTTGTAGATAGATCAACAAGTTTGACTCAGGATAATTCGCCTGTAGTGTCTTTGTTTTATCGGGTACTACAGGAGTTTTACCACGATATAGAATCATGCGCTCCATATTCGATAAAGATAAGTCCTTATCTATAAATACATCAAGTGATACCGTAAATCCACATGGTAAGATGTTCGTAAATTTCGTAATCAATGTTGATCCAGGCGGCTCATCTTCCCACGCGATCTGTGAATCCGCAACTCCGCTGGCTAACTTAATATATCCGCCGTCGCCTGCTGAAAAAGAAAAGATCGGTGTGTATGTGTAATGTACAATGATAAGTAGTAGGAAGATCACGAATGCCGTGATTGATAAATAGAACAAATAGGTGAAGGCTGTTTGTACCATCGTTGAACTATCGGTCGCAGCAAATGATCCCAGTGAAAAACTCGGTAGAAAACCTTTTCCATTCGTAGATCCCACTGGTTGTGTGGGGTGATTTCTTAATACATTTGCTAGAAATGGATCCATCTCCTTACTCCTGTTCTTCATTATCTTTCTTTTTACGAGTCTGTGAACGAGATTTCAGATATCCCTTCTCAGGGTCAAATGCGATGCGTTTATAATATTTTCTCGTCTCTGAATCCTTACACTTAATTAGTTTTTCTCTGAGGTAGCATACAAATGAAATGCGCGTATAAGGTTTATCCGCGCCTTGAGTCCCTGTCGTAGGATTATCAAGATGAACTCTTGGTAGCTTCTTATTAAAGACTTTGTCCTCAGGTGTCTCGTATATTGCCGTATTACAGTGCCATTCGTGAACGTCCATTGCCAAGAAATCACCCGTGCGTACATTGAAGCCGACGCCATACTGCGGAAAGAGTGTGGAGCCACCGTGATACTTTCCGCGCTCAATCACACTGAGATTTCCAAAGCCCTGTCGGAAATCCCCAGCATCTTGATGGAGTGCTGTGCGAAAATTGCGATTAATGGTCACTGAAGAAAATGCTGTATCAGCAATCTGGTACATCGGTTTAGCGGATGCGACCTTATGCTGCTGCTTGTAATTGTCTGGAATGAGCTGTTTGAACGCATCATTGATCGATTCAATAAACGGAATACCATGTTTATAATATTTGAAATACTTTTGCGTGTACGAGGTCAGTCGGCACGGAAGACCCATGAAAGGTGTCTGTTCAAAATATCCAAGAACACTGCTGAAGACATTGTTATTTACGCGCATTTTACTAGGTTTTCCATTGATGATTTCACGTGCTGACCATTTTGTAATTTCAGTCGGTTTTCTCTTTTTCCAGTAGGCGCCCTTTACATCAATCGGTCCAGCAGCCGCACCGCGATTTCTCGACGGGGCTGCCGTGATGTAATATGCTTCCCAGCCTTTTTCAATGAGGTCCTTAGGTAAGACATTCTTGCGGAATTTTGCGAGAAGTTTCTCAGTACCTGTCTCAGGGTCCTTGCCGTATATATCTACATCTTCATCGTAGACTTTGACATCTTTATCATCAAAATATGTACCTTCTCTGGCTTTTATCTGATCATTTGTCATAACCGGCTCAACGACAACTTTTTTCGCCGAGCTCTTAAGTGTCGCTGTTGCTTGTGAGGGGATTTGAAGTCCCTCTTTTATTTTTGTCATCTTCTCGGAACTAATGTCCATTCTACTAAGAGTCGCCCTTTGATACCCACCAGATGGTAGCTCCAGCAACAGCAGCGACGGCGACTCCAAGTCCAAACCCACGTAAGATAGCTTTCATGTCGGCTTCCGCGAAATCGTCGGGTGTGAAGACTGGGCTGCGACCCTGTGAGCCAAGGCGCGAATAGAAAGCGATAGATTCCGCCTCCGTCACTCTTGGCTTCCCTAACTGTTTGTTCACAGCATTGTGTAAATCCACTGTCCATTTGAACAAGTCTTCTCTGCGGTCTAGTGATGGTGAAATCGGTGTCTGTTGTAAGAATTGTGAATAATGATCTCTACACACGGGACAGGGTATCAAAAACGCAAGTGCTTCAAAAAATTCCTTCGCCGCCTTTTTCTGCCCATAAGAAGGCTTTTGAGGGTAGCCCAGTGCCGAAATATGTATTGTGTGCCAAAAGAATGGACCCCAGACTGAAGGAGGGAATTGCATCTACTCAACAGTGTCAAAAAGGACTAAAGACAATCTACGAAGCCTGATTAAGAAGGATGTTTCACTTTACAAAAGGTGCATGTACAAATTGTGGTCTAATAGGACATACATTTAGAGGTTGCGCAGCCCCCGTTACAAGTTTTGGAACTGTTATCTTTCGTGTAAATGATTTATCATGGAATCAGGCTGCCGTTCTCACAGCAAATCCAGCGTCGTATACAGGTTTTGAAAACTATACCTCAAAACTCGAGGTACTTTTGATTCAGAGACGTGATAGTCTAGGGTTTGTAGAGATTTTGCGAGGAAAATATAATCCAGCTGACATTGAGTATATCACAAAACAGATACAGGGAATGACAGATAAAGAGAGAGAGCGCCTAGTCACTGTTCCGTTCGATGAACTATGGAGTGAACTCTGGGGCATTGATGCGCGAAGCTCGTCGCACTATAGAAATGATAAAGAAGTATCGAGACAGAAATTACAATTACTTCGCGACGGCGTCGATACAACAGAAGGCAAATTTTCATTTCAGAGTCTGATTGAACAATGTACTATTCATTGGGATACTCCCGAGTGGGGATTTCCTAAAGGACGCAGAGATCCTCATGAAAATGATCTCGCATGTGCCCTGCGTGAAATGACAGAGGAGACAGGTATCAAAAAGGAACACATAACTGTAATTCAGAATATTGAACCACTTTGTGAGACATTTTATGGATCAAATCATGTACATTATTGTCACAAGTATTATACTGTGTTTGTTAAGAGTTCACTCAAGGTTGAATACGATGATACGAATCTACATATGAAACGTGAAATCGGTAATCTCCAGTGGTTTAGCCTGGAAGAAGCTCTACAGAAGATTCGCCCTGATAACATTGAGAAACGGGAAATTCTAACGAAGTTGACTACACTTCTACGATCCTTTTGCCCTGTTCTTCATGAGTAAAACAAAGGCTGTGAAGTTTCTCCGACGTAGATAGAGATGAGCCAAGAAGAACAAACTCTTGTTGGAAAAACAAACGAAGAAATTTTGGATCTCTGGATGAGCGAAACCGATTTTGAGAGAAGAGACCAGATTCTAGTGGCTCTCAAAGAGCGTAAATTATTTCCTGAGAATGAAACGAAGCGTATGGAGACCGAGGGTGCCCTGTATCCTGATGTAGAGGATCCTCTTTTTATACAGAAGTTGCTGCGAAAACGTGAATTTGCGGAAAATAAACAGCGGTCTATGGCGGAAATTCTTGAAGAGGGCGAGGACTTATGTGATCCCAATAAAGAGTTTGAAATCAGTCCTGTTCAACGATTCGTGAGTCGTTTCCTTTCGCCTGAAACTCCTTATAATTCTGCCCTACTGTTTCATGGCGTAGGTGTTGGAAAGACTTGCGCGGCTGTCAGCACAGCAGAGGCATATCTGGAGAAATATCCACGCAAGCAAGTGATTATTATTGCGCCGCCCAATATTCAGTCTGGATTTGAACGTACGATTTTTGACATCAATTCTGTAAAATTCGGTGACTCTGAAGATGCAGCGAATGAGGCGCGCGGATGTACAGGTAGCACATATTTACGTCTATCCAATACAGAATTTGTTCGTGAAAAGAATCTTGTACAGGCTCGTGTCCAGCGCCTTATGCGAAAGCGCTATGCCATGTATGGTTATTTGGAATTCTATAACTATGTAAATAAAATCATGGAGCGCGTGCCCAAGGGCGTTCCTCCTGAGCGGCGTGCCCAGATTGAGCTCCAAAATCTTCGCAGTATTTTTTCAGGACGTTTCATCATCATTGACGAGGCACACAACTTGCGTGATATTTCCTCGGAAAGCGACGAGGATAATATAGATGCGCCTGCTGGTGGCGATGAGGTGAAGGAATCCGAGGCTGGAAAGAAACTTACACCCGTTCTTCGCAAAATCTTGGAGGTCGCAGAGGGAACGAAACTAATGCTCTTGACTGCTACACCTATGTACAATTCTTATCGTGAAATTATATTTTTATTTAATCTATTGCTTCGCAATGATAAGAAAGCTGAGCTCAGTGATGCGGTTGTCTTTAAGAATGGTCTTTTGACGGAGATGGGTAAGAAACTTCTCGGCGACACCGCCTCAGCCTACATGTCTTTCATGCGCGGCGAGAATCCGCTTTCATTCCCTGTTCGTCTCCAGCCTGAAGATGTCCCTCGTGTAACCACGTGGTCAACGATTGCACCGAATGGCGCAGCCGTGCCTGATGTTGAGAGAGAGCGGATGGTTCGCCTTCCTCTCATCAAGGCTGAATTCACGGGCGACGCGCTTCGTTTCTATGATGCCTTGTCTAGAAATACCATTGAACAAAAGGGTATGGGAGTCAATTCCGTTGATTTGCTTGTTCAGGCGGGTAATTGGCTCTTTCCTGGCGAGGTCCGTGTAAGAGAGGAAGGATTTTCAAGCTGTTTCGATGAGAGCAGCCGCGGCTCACTGAAGACATTCTCGGCGCGTAATGGACCGCCTGCGTGGTTAAAAGAGGATCAGTTGCCTGCGTATTCGCCGAAGGCGGCTCTGTTACTCAAGAGGCTGCGTACATCCAAGGGTGTCGCGTTCGTCTACAGTCGTTTTGTAAAATCTGGGGCGCTGACGCTGGCGTTGGCGCTTGAGGCAAATGGATACACGCTAGCGGGACGTGAGCTACCTTTTCTACAGGACGGTATTCAGACGGAGGGCGGGCGCCAATGCGCGAAGTGCGCCTTGAAGGAGAAGGAGCACAGAGGTGCCAACCATCCCTTTGTGGCAGCCAAGTATGTCATGCTTACAGGGCGCAATGAATATTCCCCCAACAACAAGCAATCTGTCGATTTGGCGCGTTCTGAGAAAAACCGGTTCGGCGATGAAGTCAAAGTAGTTCTCGGATCACAGGTGGCGGCGGAAGGTATTGACTTGCGGTTTATTCGCGACATCTATGTCTTTGATAGCTGGTTTCACTTGAATAAGTTGGAACAAGTACTTGGACGTGGTATTCGTATGTGCAGTCATGCTCTTCTGCCTCCTGAAGATCGCAATTGTACAATCCATTTGCTCGTGAATTCATTTCCTGAGTCGGCGCGGAAAGAGACGATGGACTTCTATATGTATCGCGTGGCGATGAGCAAAGCTGTCGTCATGGGCAATCTCACACGATTCCTGAAAATGAATGCGCTCGATTGTAATCTGAATCGCCAAGCCATCTACATTGAGGGGTTGCCGCCGAGAAGACAGGTGGATTCACAGGGCAAGGAGCGACCGGCTGTGAATGTAAACGATATGCCTTACACGAGCGTGTGCGACTGGATTGAAACGTGCGACTATAAGTGCGCAAAACCTGTGGATGTAGACGAGATGACAGCCGATACAAGTACATATGATGAATATTCAGCACGCTATAGAGAATCCACAACGAAGGATCGCCTCAGAGAACTTTTCAAGCGCCAAGCATTCTACACGTATGATGATCTGAAAGAGGCATTTGCGGATATTCCTGAAATCTCTCTTGTAACACTCCTTTCTGGAATCATTGATAACCGCAGCTTTCAAATACAGAATGAGAATCACAAGGGCTACATTACATTCAGAAATGGATTTTACTTATTTCAGCCCGATCGGATTATGGACACTCGGTTACCGATTGCCTTACGCGTGGCAACATATCCTGTTAAGCGTGATATGTATACACCACTTGTGTCCACAGTAGCTGCTCTTGATGAAGAAGGCGAAGAGGCAGCGGAAGAGGAAGTTGCGGCAGAAGAGGAGGAGATCGATCTACAAAAAACAATGATCTTCTGGAATGAATTTAGAAAATGGATTTCACGTATGCGCGGTGGGGCGAAGGATGGTGATGTTCCGTCGACAATTCTCTCACTTATATCCGCACGGTATTCAAAGAACAAGAATGAACTTCGCCGCATGAAAGAAATTATAGAAATGATTACATATTTCTACGTCTCAGTTCATACATCCGCTGAGCTGCTTGAACACTACAAAATGACCCTGTACAAATATGTGTGGGATGAAATTTTAACAAATCCTGAACAGGCTGCTGTCTTTGGGGAATTAGCCGATGACGCAGATCTATTACCGGTGTGGGAGGAACAAGTGCTCGAGTCAGATGGAACGATAGCATTCCGCACTCTTAATGCAAATACTGGAAAACTCGAATACTCGTGTGAGGGGCAGCCTTGTAGTGAGGCGATCGTTCGTCTCCTTGAAGATCCTGAGAGAGATCCCTATCAAAATATAAAGGCAGATTCAACAAAGACGGGCGAAGTCTATGGCACTGTAAATTTCAAGCGTGGCAATTTCGTGTTTAAGACAAATCGCCCTGTCTTACCTGGTAAGAAACCTGATGTAGGATCTGAGTGTGGCAATGTAAGTACTGTTTCTGCGCACATAAAGCTTATTAAGGAAATCGGCGAACTTGCTGGGCGATATGCGAGGACAACGATGGGACTTCAGACTGAAGTCTTAGAAGGGGCGCGGACCTTCAAAAAGAATTCCAATAAAGTCTGTATGCTGACTGATTTAGCTCTACGTATGTTGGATTCAATGGGCGCAAACGGTAAACGCTGGTTCTATAGACCTATTTCCACACTTCGCACAGGACACCGTGGGCTATTACGTAAGTAAAAATTGACACCTAAATCCAATGTACAATTAGAAAGCAGAATGGAGACAATAGCACTTTTCGAGGAAAAAATACCGATCACGCCGAGGGATCTCTCAAGAGGATCGGTCAAGATTGAGGGTCTTCTTTCTGACAAGCTGTCTCAGAAACTGGAAGGACGTTGCTCTCTACATGGATATGTAATTCCCGGAACAATGAAGCTTCTATCTCGCTCAGTCGGTTATATTGAAAAGGGACGTAACACGGGCGATATTGTATATCACATCCAGGCTGAAGGAAATGTCATTTATCCGCCTGATGGAACCATTTTACAGGGTGAGATTCTGCGCAAAAACAAGATGGGTATGTTTGTAAATTACAAGGATGCGATCCACGTGATTCTGCCGCGTGATCTTCATATTGGTAATGAGGAGTTTGATAGCCTTCAGATTGGCGAAGTCGTGAAGGTGGAGATTAAGAAGTCCCGTTTCCAGGTAAATGATGAATATATTTTGAGTGTCGGCGTTTACTTGGGTAAGACAATTGCCGCTCCAGCTGCGACTGTACAGCAGCCTATGGCAAATGCCGTCGCGGAAAGTGACGAAAATAATGAAGAAGAGCAAGAAGAAGAAGAGGAAGGAAAGGAATGAGTGCAACCGCAGCAGCACTAACTGAAAAGGAGTATGAAGAAAGAAAACAGTTTTTTGAGGATGTAAAGAAACTGGTAGTGAGCGAACAAGCCGAAATTTACAAAATTTTGGTGAAAGGGAACGATAAGTTCAGTGAGAACACAAATGGTAGTTTTTTTGACGCGAGTCTCATTTCCAAAGAATCCTTTGAAAAGATGAAAAAGTTCATGACTTTTTGTCAAGCAAACAGAAAAGAGTTTGAGGAAAGAGACAAGCTCATGGAGGATAGCCGTTTAAACATCGGCAACATAAGTACTGTAGACTAGATGGATCCGGTTTACAAATGGATTTCAACAAACCCTCATAAACATCACTTGCCGACGTTCACGACGACAAATGATGATACGGAAAAAGAAAAATGGGAAGGTTTCCAAAAGGCGCTGCTTCCGCTACCAGGTGCTCTCTCCGGCATTCTGTATTGCGTGGACCCCATGTTCCGCGAATCGACTCCCAGTCTCCAGAAGCAAATTATGATGGAGAAGATTTTAGAGCTACAAGAACGTGTACCCAATGATCTTGTGGGGCGTCGCTGGTCAAGAAAGAAGATCTTGGAGCTTCTCTCAGCAGAGTTGGCTGAGAAGGCACCGACGTCAGAAGTTGCGCTTGAGGAATCTCTCTGCGAACTCTTTGCTGTTCAAAAGATTCAGATTTCCCTCCAAAACAAAACAATCAAGTTTTTTCCATCTGACATTCGTGTTTGGAAACGCGACCGTCCGGTCTTGGTCTTCGATTCCGAGAATCTCTGGGTTTACGAGAACCCTGAACTCAAAATGGGTAAGAGTCTCCATGACTGGATTATACAGAAGGAGGATGAGAAATGGAATATCGGGTGGCCCGTAGCGGATGGAAAACTGGAGGACCTTAAAGTTTCTCTCACAAAACTCAATCTTACACCGCGCAGCATGATGCCAGGTCAGAAAATTAAGAAAGATGACTATTCCCGTACACTGGGTCGCGCCGAGGCGATTTCAATTCTTTGTTCAAGGTCTTCCTAAAACTTGAAAGCGGCTCAAAGGGAAAACGCGATTCAAAAATAGAACTGGAGCTATGGAACTGTATCCTCCTGAACATAAGCTTCTTGAGACAATTGTACAAAATTGGGTTGAACACCCTCTGCGCGAGTGTGAAGCTACATTCGGGTCCAAGGAGAAGGCGGGTCAGATTGATGGAACTGCCTTCTTGGCGGTTGCACAGAGACTCCGGGCGAAGGGTTATACGGCACTCCCTCAAGAGGATCGTTTGACAGTGACCACACCCGATAACAACCGCTTCACCTTGTCGGGAATGGGTGTTATACAGCAGTACTGTCGTGATAATCGCATGGCAGGAAAGCCGTATGTCGCTATTACCAAGGATCGTGCGTCAAATGACCCGCCACTGGAACTCGACGACTACGATACAACTGTAAAGGTACGTAATGAAATTCCTTTGCCGACTGCTGTAATTAATGACGTGCTCGCGTCATGGGCTCAACAGAAGAAGGCATTTCGTCTCATTAGGCGGTGGTCATTTGAAGGCGATGGATTTCAGTTTGACTTGTCCATCGTCTACAGCACGTTCAAGGACGCGAAGGGAAATTACAAGTGGGTTCGCAACTTTCAGGACCAGAATATCCGTGGCTCACCTCCCACCTACGAGATTGAAGTTGAGTTGAAGCGGACACCCGAAAATACAGAGAAGACGAAGGCACTCAGTTCACTTGTAAAGGGTGTCGGCGAAGTGCTTCGCGGTCTTCAGAAGAATACACTTCTCATCCGTCGTTCCATGAAGGATAAGGTGCTCAATGCTTACAAGCTCTTAACAAAGGAGGAGCGTTTTCGCGGTGTGGCGCCTGTTACACTTGAGCTGAGGAACATGCTTGAGAAGAAGGAAGAGGGTGTACCGAGTCTCTATGATGGATATAACGTAACGGATAAGGCTGATGGTCTTCGTGTACTCGGCTTTACTGATTCTAAGGGCGAACTTTTCATGATCGACATGGCTCTCAATGTCTATCGCACCGGTCTTAAGAAGGAATCCTGTAAAGATTCGCTGTTGGACGGTGAGTGGGTCACGGTCAGCAAGGAAGGTAAGGGAGTTCAGCAGCTACTCTTCTTCGATATCTACATAAATCTAAAACAGAAGGTGGATTCTCTGCCATTTGAGAAGGCGGAGGTTGAGCAGACACGTCACAAGTTGCTCAATAAGTGGATTTCGGCGTGGAATGCAGATAATGGTCCCGATCTTCTCGTGAAGGGACTGACACCGAAGACGCGCCTCCAAGTCTCAGCCAAGCGTTTTGAATTCGGTGGCGCAGGTGATAAGAGCATCTTTCATAAGGCGGCTACTGTTTTGAAAAAGACGGAGGCAGAGGACTATCCTTACAACACGGATGGTCTCATCTTCACACCGAATGAGGCGCCTCTTCCTGAGCGGGCTGGTGTAGGATTCTTGGAGCAGTTCAAGTGGAAGCCTGCGCATGACAACACCATTGATTTCCTCGTCACCATCCAAAAGGATGAAGGAAAGGAGAAGGAGGACGTCATCATCAAGGAGGGTACAGGTGAGACTGTGACCTACAAGACACTGCGTCTGTTTGTAGGAAGTAGCGCGGATCCTGCGTACAACAATCCTCGTGATACTATATTATTTGAGCGCGAGCTTCCCAAGCTTCAGAGACCTGGTGCGAAGCGTGATTATAAGCCTGTACTCTTCAACCCGAAGGAGTTTCCTGATACCGTTGCGAGTATCTGCTATCGCGAACTCATTGAGGATCCCAGCACAAATCAGCAGTATATCAGCACGGACCGCTCTTTAGAACCGATTCAGGATAAGAGCATTGTAGAAATGGCGTATGATCCCTCACAACTGCCTGGCTGGAGATGGCGACCGGTTCGTGTTCGTCACGATAAGACAGAGCGATTCCAGCGCGGCATCGTTGGACGTACATTGAACAGCGACATGGTTGCAGAGAGTGTTTGGAACAGTATTCACGAACCGATCACAGAGATGATGATCAAGACAGGTTCAGAGGTACCTTCTCTTGAGGAGTCCGCTGCTTTGCGTAAGTCAACGGAGGGACGCGAGGGCGTCGCGCTTCGGTATGTGGAGAGGAAGGCAGCGGTCCAAGACTTAGCCCTCATCCGTGGTCTCCGTGATTTCCACAATCGGTACATCAAGGAGGACATATTGCTTGATAAGGGTCTCATGGGAAAGAACAAGACGCTTGTTGATTTCGCTGTGGGAAAGGCGGCTGACGCTCAAAAGTGGCGGCGTAATAATGTAGGATTTGTCTTTGGCGTGGACATTGCGGGTGAGAGTATTCTGAATGCGGACGATGGTGCGTATCGCCGTTACTTGAATACACTTGTAAATGCTCGTGGTGCGACGATTCCGCCGATGATGTTTGCCATTGGTGACTCTGCGAAGTCCATTGCGTCAGGCGAGGCGGGCGCAACGGAGGAGGAGCGCGACATCATGCGGGCGGTCTATGGACAGCTGGAGCCGAGTGGTCCTGTACCGCCTTATGTGACGAAGTTTGGTAAGGGTAAACTGAAGAATGGTGCGGATTGCGCAGCCATTATGTTCGCCCTCCACTATTTGTTCAAGGATGAGGCGTCGTTCAATGGACTTCTTGAGAATATTCGCGATAGCGTGAAAGTCGGTGGGTATTTCGTCGGTTGCTGCTTCGATGGTGAGGCTGTCTTTGAACTGTTGCGAAATGTGAAGAAGGGCGAGAAGAAAGTGGGTATGGAGCGCGGTGCGAACATCTGGACTCTCGTGAAGCAGTATGACCAGGAGGAGATGCCTAGCGGCGCAGCGGCGTTTGGTATGGCTGTTGATGTAGAATTTATCAGCATCGGTGCGTCTCACCGCGAGTACTTGGTACCATTCTCTTTACTGACAGAGAAACTCGCAACGATCGGCTTGGAGCTGCTTGATGCGGCTGAGCTGAAGGCGATCGGTTTACAGAATAGCACAAATATGTTTGAAGAGTCCTACAAGATGGCGGCGGCTTCTGGTAAAAAGTATGAAATGTCGGATGTTGTGAAGCAGTATTCATTCTTGAACCGCTGGTTTATCTTCAAGCGAAAGGGAACACAGGGCAAGCAGGTTGAGCCCGATGAAGTAGGATCCCCACAGTATGCTAATTTTGGACCCAAGACACCTAATTTTGGACCTAAGACACCTCAGTTTGGTCGCGAAGAGGCAAAGCAACTTGCCCCGAGGGCGATGCCGAGCGATGCAGTTCCTATCCCTGGTGTTGAGGGAGCGTATCAGCTGCCTATCGTTCCTTTCGTCGAGGAAAAAGCTCCAGTGCCGAAGCTCGCGGCGGCTCCTGTTCCTCAAGGCGCTCCTCCACCGCCTTCTATTGCGGCTGTGGCAGCTGTGCCAAGAAACACATTTGAAATCAACGATATTATCCAGTTTCACATTGATATCACACCCGTTGATAAGTTGAAGCTGGGTGACAAGACGGCGGCTCGCTGGCTGTCGCCCATTGCGCCGTTTCCCATCTCCGATGATGGTGTAGAATATCCTAGCTTGGAGCACTTCATCGGCGCGATGAAGTACAAGGTTGCCACCAATCAGCCGAATAAGGCACCGCAGATCTTTGGCAGCGAGGGATCTATTCACCAGGCGATGTTGAGAAAGAAGTTGTCCAAGGAAATCGGTGGAAAGACACTCACCGAGGATGAGCTCTTTGATTTGTACAAGGAGGAGATGGAAGCGATTCGTGCCGCTACGAAGCCTGCCGGTTTCAAGGTACAGAAGGCAACCTACGATGAGAGCGCATGGGCAGCGAATAAGCGTGATGTTCTTCTCGAGGGCTTGAAGCAGCGCTGGGAGAATGATGCGCGATTCCGTCGCATTGTTGAGGCAGCGCGGAACCAGGGCAAGCACCTCCTGTATTACACGGGTGCCACGGGCACGAGCGACCTCGGTGGCGTCTATCGCCCTAAGGAAAAGAAAATCGAAGGTGATAATTTATTAGCAAAATTGATCATGGAACTCGGTGGATTTCCTGGCGCTTAAAGTGAAAAATAGAAGAAACGCAGAATGCCTGAACCATGGATGACATTATTACATACGAACGCCCACCCTCGTGATGCTGACATTCAGTTTGACGAGCCGACACACGTGTATACTGTACAGGGGAGCAGTAAGGGAATCATCAGTTGTACGAAGTTTTTACACGAATTCTTTGGACATTTCGATGCGAAGGGGACCATCAAGAAGATGATGGCGTCACCGAAGTGGACAGAGAGCAAGTGGTACAAGCCTGGTATCACTGCGAAGGAGATTGAAGAGCAGTGGAATGCGAATGGACGCGAGGCGTCGGGTGCGGGAACAGCGATGCACTTGGCGATTGAGCAGTTCTTGAACGGATCCGAACACGTGATTCTTCCGCACATCAAGGAGACGACGGAGTGGCGCTATTTCATGAATTTCTGGCGTGAACACGGAGCTGACCTGGAGCCTTACAGGACAGAGTGGGAGGTCTGGTCAGAGGATCACAAGCTCGCGGGTCAGATTGATATGGTCTATAGGCGAAAGAGTGATGGTAAGTTCCTTATTTATGACTGGAAGCGCAGCAAGGAAATCAAGACAGAGAACAAGTTTCAGACGGGTCTACCGCCGATCCAGCATCTGCCCGATTGTAATTACTGGCATTACACGCTACAGCTGAACGTCTACCGTTGGTTCTTAGAGAACTTATATGGACTTGTAATTGATGATATGTACTTGCTCGTTCTTCACCCAGATAACAAGAACTATAAGCGCGTTCGCTTGAATCGCATGGATGAAGAAGTGGAGGCGATGCTCAATTGTCGTTTGCGCGCAGTCAAGGAGGGGCTGAAGCAGACTGTAGTTCTGCCTCTTCCTGAAAAGGCGTGCTTGATGGAGGACGATGATTAAGTAAATTTGAACCTTTTTACTGGCATTGGAAAGTATCAAAATGTTACATCTAATTAATCCAGCGGCGCCATGCCCCGAGTATGATACTCTAGACCTGGCGACTCAGTATTCGTTCCCTCTCGATCCGTTCCAGAAGCATGCCATCTGCGCAATGGAGAAGTCACACAATGTCCTCGTCACGGCGAAGACAGGCTCAGGTAAGACCCTCGTTGGCGAGTATGCGATTGCTCGTGCTCTCAAGGCAGGTAAGCGTGTCTTCTACACAACACCCATTAAGTCGCTATCTAATCAGAAGTTCCATGATCTGAAGGCGATGTTTCCTTCTGTAGGAATTCTCACGGGCGATATCAAGTTCCGCCCTGATGCGCAGGTTGTCATCATGACGACAGAGATTCTCAAGAACATGTTGTACAAGGAGAACACAGCAACGGCGTCACTTGGACTCTCTTCTTTGGTGTCCATGGACAATCTCGGCGCAGTCGTCTTTGATGAATGCCACTATATCAATGACAGAGAGCGCGGCAAGGTCTGGGAGGAGTGCTTCATTCTTCTCGATCCCGCCGTTCAGCTTGTACTTCTGTCAGCCACTATTGACAAGCCTGAACTCTTTGCGCAGTGGCTCGGCGATATCAAGAAGGTACCCATTCACTTGATTAGCACGCAGTACCGCATTGTTCCACTCATTCACCAGGTTCTTGTAGGCGATGCGAGCCGAGTCATCATGGATTCACGTGATGTCTTCAATGGAGAGGTCTACACTGGCTGGCTACAGTGGAGAGAGGGAAAGAAGAAGGAACAGAAAGATCATGAGAAGGCAGTGTCTGGACGGCGCGCGGGCGGTTATGAGGATCCTGTTGTCAAGGGTGGCGGTCTCACATCTTTCATTCACCAGATGAATAGCACTGTGGAACTGCTCGAGCGAAAGGGTCTTCTCCCCGCGCTCTTCTTCATCTTCTCACGCAAGGACTGCGAAGCCTATGCGAAGCGAATTACTTCCACACTCATCACGTCATCTGAGGGTGCGGCAATTGATCATATCTGGAAGTTTCATCTTCATCGGTACACAGAACTTGAACAGATGCCACAGGCTCATACGCTCAAGGCTCTTCTCATGAAGGGTATCGCCTTTCACCACAGCGGTCTTCTTCCCGTTCTGCGTGAAATTGTAGAGATTCTATTCGGTAAGGGACTCATCAAGCTCCTCTTTGCCACGGAGACTTTCGCTGTCGGCATCAATATGCCCACAAAGACTGTTGTCTTCACCGATCTCCAGAAGTACAGCGACGACTGTCACGGTCTTCGTCTTCTGCGCACAGATGAGTACATTCAGATGGCGGGGCGAGCCGGTCGTCGCGGCAAGGATGTAGAAGGTCACGTCTTCTATCTACCGTCGCGAGAGCCAATCTCAATGGGAGAGATGCGCGAGATGATGACAGGGCGCAAGACACCCATCGATAGTAAGATGGACTTTCACTATGAGTTTCTCTTGAAGACGGCGCTCAACCAGGGGCTCGACTGGACTCACATCATGGAGAAGTCCTATTGGTCGCAGCAACGAAGGTTGGAGCTCGAGAACATGCAGGTTGAACTCGACATGCTTCTTCAGGAACAAGCAGCACTTGGGCTTGATCCAAAGACACTTACCGATTGCCGAGAGCGTGAGTCACTTGAACAAATTCTAAAGTCGGCTGTAAATGCCGCAAAGAAGAAGGCACAGCAGGCACTCGAATCGTGGAAGAATTCGCATATGGGTGCCCTGTGGGATCTACTCTGGAAGCGATGGGGCTCGTACAAGGCACTGGGCGACAAAATACATCGCTTGAAGCAAACCATCACATACCTGGAAAACAACAAAGGTTCTGTTGAGGCGAAACTCGCATTCCTGGAGCGCGGTGGATTTATGGCGGACCGAAAGCCAACCTTCTGTGGTATTCTCGCAACGGAGGTAAATGAGGGTCACTCACTACTTTTGGCGAAAGCCTATGAGAAGAAGATCGGCTATTCCTTTACGAAAGAGGAACTTGTATGCTTTCTGGCGGGATTTCTCGGCGAAGCTGACAAAAACATGGAGACTGTTTCACTCTCATCGATCGGACTCTCTAAAGAAGTGGAAGATGCGCTCTATTATGCTGACGATACTGCTCGTGAGCTTATGACAATTGAAGATCAATGCCAAATAACAAGCCCCGAGGGATATTGGACTCTACACGCTGGCTGGATTGATGCCATGCGAAACTGGTATCTAGGTGAAGAGGCGTCTACGATTTGTTCTGAATATGGTCTGTATGAAGGAAACTTCATTCGGACTATATTAAAGTTGGGTAGTCTTGTGGAAGAGTGGATTTCCATGGCGACCTACTGTGAACACACCGAGGTTCTCCAGCGCTTGGAAGGTCTCAAGGATGAAATTGTACGAGGTATCGCGAAGCCACAGAGCCTCTACTTGCTGCTCTAAAAAACTCCTAGCATTAAAAGTATAACTACTATAAAAATAAGAATAGTAATGCCAACAAAACTATAAAGACATTTTGTACTAAATTTAAGCTGCTTAACTGTATGAACTGGCTCAGGAATAACTTCCTGTAGTTGAAAGGGCGCTGTTAATACAAGTCCCATATGAAGAGACCGTTTTCCGCAGATAGGGCAATCATAATCACTTTTCCCCTCCTTTATCCATTCATTCCAACAGGGCGCATGTACACTGAATTTACAACCACAGCTTCTAAGGATCGCTGAATCAACGAGAGGTAAATCTTGCGTGTGAATTTCAAGACAAACAAAGCAAGTTGGATCATCTTTGTTAAGTTCTGTGAGCGAATTTGTGCTGTCTGACTGCTTCATTTAATTAACTTGTCAATCTTTTTTTAGGTTTGTAAGTGAAAGGACAAGGCGTCGCTTCCAATTTGGCTGTATCATGTCACAATAGTATTTTAATTGACATGTCTCACCGACTTTTACATTAAAGGTTTCAGATTGATCCTTTCGTGTAATACAGAGTCCATCTGTGAAAGTCCCTGAGACGCGCAGCTTCACAAAACGATTCCAAGATGGCACCCAGACTGTGAGTTTCCATAGATCGGCGACTGCGAGTATCTCGCGAACGTCACACTCTACAGATCCAGATGACTTTAGCGAAACCTGTTTCAGAAAGAAACAGTCACGTTCAAAGGACTTCGATTGCTTGTTTCTCTTGTTGAGATGATGGAGCAGTAAGCCGTTAGGATTGACCAGACTCTTTCTGGCTGTAAGAATCTCCTGTATATGACGCTGTGCCAAGAGATCCGCATACCGACGAAGAGGAGATGTCGCATGTGTGTAATACGTGTGGAAGTCGGCGTGCGTTTCTGCTGTTGCGGTTGGCACGTAAGTGGCGGCTTCAAACTCGCCCGGCTGTCTCTGTCGCAAAAGACCACGAGTTTCCTGGCGAAAGAGTTCAGCCACTTTCAAATTATACAAGATCATCGTTTGTTCCACCCATTCATGGGAATCTTCAGAGGGAGATCCTTTCAGAAAGGAGGCGATTGCTTGAACTTGGATCCGCGGAAATCCCTCGAGAGCTTGGAATTCTTCGTAGCTGAATGTTTTGTTATTTTTTACCAAACATTCTTCAAAATGAAAGTCTTCAAGAGTTGTTCCGTTCCAAATGGCTTTGAGCGCTAGACCTTTGCGGTCTTGTCCTGGAAGAAGAGAACCGTAGTCTTCTGATAGCCAGCGGGGAAGCATTGGTGCTACAGCTACACCATCGTCGTAGAGTGTTTGTGCCTGTCTAACTGCTACAATATCCAAGGTGGAATTTGGCTCAACAATATCTGTGAGATTGGCAATTGTGATTGTAAATTCATATGTACCGTCGCTGCGATCACGTAGTGTAAGTACATCATCAATATCCTTACAGCCACTAGGATCAATATTGAATGTAAATCCTTCAAGGCGAGGTGCCGTTGATTGTGGTATCTGGCTTTGAGCTATTTTTGCCGTCTGCTTCTTCCATGGCGCATACTGATATTGAAGTGCTTCGTATTCTGCTACAGGATCACCTGAATCTCCGAGAAGCTCTAGGAGATTCGCACGCGGATATGTCTCTGAAGGAGCCCATGAGTCAAATTGTACCAGACCAATTTTGTTGACTCCATCTTTTGATGAGCAGCCGACACGCATCGGTGGATACGATGTGTCATAGGGATGAAAGAGGTAGATAGGTACATTTTTTGCAGTATAACCAAAGAGATACTTGCTTTGAATATGAAGTGTACCTACAAGAGGTATATTTGCCGCACGATTTTTAAGGGTGATTTGTCCTTTAGAAAAGGACACCTTGTCACCTGGAAGACATCCGCGCGCTGTCTTCGCACCATCGAATTCATGTAGAACATGTCCAGTTTCTTCATCGAGAAGCTGGAAATGTTGATAGTCTTTTGTTGAAAGTAGCATTTTAGTACTACTTGGCTAGGGAGTTAGCCGATTCATTTTTACTTTCCTCAATTGGTGTTTGTAATGATTGATATCCTTCTGACTTTGTTTTTGATTGTGCTTCTTCAAGTTCTGCCTCTCTCATTAACCGAGCAAGTGTCTGTTGATTCTCTTCGAAGTCAGGTCCTGGGACAGCGGATAAACCGCTTGGTCTGATTTTGAGTGTTTTGAATTCAGAGTCTAATTTGGCAAGTTCTTCTTCTTCAACTGGAAATGAGATATCATATTGTTGCCGATCTCCGTCCATCGAGCCCATTGTATCTTCGAGTTGTGTATCGGCTGTATGTAGATCTGCGAGAGTCTTTGCGACGGTCATCATTGTTTTTGTTTTTGGCTTTGCTGACGGTAATACAGGTGCTGTCGCAACCTTGAAGACACGTTTCTTTGATTGTAATGGCTGTTGTGTGGGCTGTTGTGCGGGCTCTGACTGTTGTTCAGGCTCTGGTTCTGGTTCTGGCTGTTGTTCAGGTTCTGGCTCTACCTTTTGTTCTTCATTCTCGTTTTCATTTTCATTTTCAAACTCAAATAGAGGCGATTCATTTTCTTTTGATTCCTCTACTTGCTGTGGCTGCTGAACTGATACGGAAGGTAATTCTGGCTCTGGCTCTGGCTCTGGCTCTGGCTCTGGCTCTGGCTCTGGCTCTGGCTCTGGCTCTTTGGCTTCTTCAACAACTGCTACAGGTTGCGAGGCAATCTTAAATACACGTTGCTTTTGCGCCGAAGGTGGCGCTACTACCGAAGGTGGCGGTGGTGCAGAAGGTGGTGCTGCCAAAGGGGGTGCTACTACTGAAGGCGGTACTACCAAAGGTGGTGCTGCTGCTGAAGCGACCTTAAATACACGCTGCTTTGGTACAGAAACTGCTGTGGGTTCAGGCGCAGAAGGCGCTTGTGTTTGTACTCGCGGCGCTTGCATACGCGGCGCAGGCTCACCAGTAGGCGGCTTGCCAGACATCTCCTCAAAAAACAGCGGTTGTTCCTTCTGCTCTGCAGCCCAATCCATACGGAGTAAATTAAACCACGCCGACGTGTTTTCAGGTACAATATATTGATCCTTCTCCTTTCCTATGATCACTGCGTCTTTTAGTGTAACAAGCGCCGACACTTCCTTCTCCATCAACTGCTTTCTCTTTTCAGGGAAACGCAAGAGTTCATCAATTATCCGCAAAACAAACAGCTGAACCGCATTCACCTTTTTCCCACCTATATTCGCTTCCCTCGGACTATGTAGCAAACATTTCCCTTTTTGTACACGATCCGCTGTTTGTCTCCATACACATCTTCCAGAACAGTTTGCTTCCGCTCTCAAGATACAATCTATACGCAACAAGCTTGTAATCTCTTGTCTCTTGTACCCATCTGTGTAGAACCAACTTTGTATATCAGTTCCCAGTAAAATAAAAAGACGCTTTCTCTTCTCGAACAAAGGCAGGTCCTTTCTAAACAGTATCTTTTCAAGACGCGCTCTCATATCCTCTTCAGGTGAAGAACTAATCCAGTTGCCAAATGTGTATCGCAAATGCTGGTAGATTTCATCCATATCGCGCTGCTCCGCCAATAAGAGTTTCTCAGGCTGTTGAGACTGGTTCTCCTCATCAAAATAGATGCGCTTATTGATGATCCACTCTCTCTCTGATTCAGAAACTGTCGGTAATTCCGCAATTTCCGCCTCAGAGCGCGGCTGTCCAACAGGTATGTAAATTCCGTTTCTTAGCTGGAATGCCTTCAATTGTCCACCTTCTCCTGCACTTGTCACCTTTCGTACAATCTGGTAGCCAGGATAATTCGGAAACTCGGTCGCAACCACATTCTTAAAGAACGCATAGATATCATCTGCAGGCGCAGGAGTAAAATCATCCCAGTCCAAATGTATCTTTAGCCACATGTACCGAAGATTGCCATCATCTACAATGGGAATACTGATGAGATTTCTATTCTTGGGTAAGCGCAGTGTAATCGCGACACTGTGATTATACGCATCTTTTACAATGCCAACAGGATACGCCTTCTTTCCAAGCTTCGTAACCACCTGATTCGGCGATAAGATCGCATCGCTGCTTATGCCTTGCTGACTGGTAAACATCGCCTTACCACTCGTAGCACAACGAATTCTGAACTCGTTGACTCTCTTTCTGAGAATCGGCGCCCATTCAGCCTCTAAAGCCTGCTGGAAACGAATGTCTGATCTATGTTCTTCTCTTTGTGCGGCAGTCGCACTGCTATTTTCTACATAGAAGATCGGCTCCCAGATTCCTCTCCAGTCATGTAATAAAATACCAATGTCGCACTTATCATGCTTTTCAATGTCATAGCCATAAGGCGGGCTCCTGACTGTTACTTCATTCTTCTCTGAAATGTCGAGTACCATGAATACAATGCCGCGCGGCGTCAAAAGACTCTCGTCCGCGAGCAGTTGAGCAAAGTGCCTATATTCTTTGAGTTTCGTATCCTGCTCAAGGTAGTCCATGAAATTATGGTAACTCTTGTAGATTCGCAAGATGTATTCTTCGTTATTCGGGCTCCAATCAACAGGGAGATTCGATGTCTTCGATGACGCCCAGTCCTGGAGATTCAAATCCTCAGGTACAGGGTAATCCGCCTGGTAAAACTCAAGCAACAGATTGCCATAATTCAAATGAACGAAGATCTGCGGTGTAATGACCTTCTTGATCTCCGCCTTCACATCGTCAATTGTATTTACGTGAGGCATCATATAGGGAGCCAGTGCTGCCAAGAAGCTGTCATTCTGGTATCTTTGCTGATTCTCTACGCCAATACGCAGAAATCCACGTGAATTCGGTTTGAGTTCCATGCGATTGAAGTCCCGTGAGACCATGTTGCTAGGATTCTGATTGAAAAACGTATCTAAGGTAGCTGGCAAAAGACCAACCTGTGGTCCTTCGCGGTCATTCATTTCAAGAGGAAACTTTTCAGGACCAAGGATATATTTTTTGTAAGCGCGGCGAAGTGTGATCTCGTAATCCAAGAAAGGCTGGGCGACCTGCGTGGTGACAGTGGGAGCCACTTGTGACTTTTTAATCGCTGTTTGAAAGGGAGCGAACGGTTCTGCCGATGCCTGGATTGTTGACTGGGGATCTACAAAGCAACACGGTAGGAAAAGCCCCTCTTCAGGATGGGACTTCTTCTTCAAGAAACCAATGTACACGTGTTTCTTGTTGTCCGTTTTCGGTTTGACAGTCTTGATAAACACTGTTTCATTCTTACCAGGTGTTTTTCTGTTCTTGATTTCAAGACCGTGGCAGAAGGGGCAGGTGCGCGGCGGTTTTTCTCTTCCCTCATAGTCGAATGTTGAATTGAAATCCTCCTTAAACACTACAATATAATCGCGGACACAGAAGAGCTCACAGCAGATGTAATAATTACTGCGAAGAGTATCTGAGCCATAGACGAGAACATTTACATATTCACCAGAATCAGGTGCCTGATCTTCGAAGGGCTCTTTTGTTTTGGGATCATATCCATGGCGTACGAATTTTTCGTCACCATAGACTTCAATCATCGCATCATACTGTTCCTGTGACATGACGATCGGTTGTCTTGTATCGTTCGCCTGGCACATTGTAGCATATTGTTTTACAGAAGGATGTGTCTTTTTGTAGTTGAAGAGGCGCGCATCGGCTTCTTGGAGTTTACGCAAGAAATAGTTTGCAAATGTCTTCTTTCGTTCGGATTCTTCTTCAGGTGATTCCTCTTGTAGAGGTTGTCCGAACTTTTTGGTTGCGGGTGCCTGAATGACCTGTGATAATTCTTGTGCTGGCGCAACTTTTTCCTCTTCTAAGCGTTCTTTGAGAGTTGGAGAGTTAGCGCCTTCTTCACCTTCACCGTCACCTTCAGCAAAAGGATCAAACATAAGATCTGTTGCCCAATCTGGAACCGCTGAGGCTGGAGCTTCTGGCTCTGGCTCTGGTTGAGCCTCTTTTTGCTGTCCTTGGATCACTGTCTCTGCGGCATCAACTGACTCTAAAAGAGCCTCAGGTGCGTAGAGTTCATCATTCTTTGAACTCAATAGGAGTGAAAGAAGTGTAAGTACACGCTGAAATACAAGTACTGAATCAATTCCATACATGTGAAATGAATAGAAGGGATGTTGAGCGAAGATCGCAATATCAATTCCCTTATTGTACATACTTGTATAGTCTTTTGCTTCTGTACTTGATGTCGCTGTCATTTCTGCTGATCTCTTAAACCAAGCATCCACGCGTTTCTCGGCGTCGTGTCTGTTTAATTGAAACTGATGTATAACATCATCCACATATGCTTTGGGATCTATAATGCCCTCTTGTAAACGTCTGCGAGCAAGTTGTGTCAAAAACACATTGATGCGATCTTCCGTTGCGAAATTACTGACGGCTTTGTAGCGAATCATGAGTAGCGGCTGGTCACCAGGAAGAGGAGTAATTTCCTGGAAGAAGGGGCTCATCACATGGAGACGCTTACGTAGATCCTCTCTTTTAATTGCGGGCTCATCGCGCGAAATACGAATACCACAGATGACAGTGGCTTCGCCAATCTCAGGCGAGCGATCGCGCAGATAGGTATCGGCGATTGTCTCGCTCAGATAAGCGGGAAACTCGAGAAGATCGGAACGCGGGTCAAACTTTCGTAGCATCTTAGGTGGTTGTAAAATATAATCAGCAGTTGTGTCCTGGTAGAGACGCAGTGTTCCATAGAACGCAGGCGTTGATCCCTGTGTGCTGCGAATCATTGATTTTACAAGAAGAAAATCATTGTCTGGCGTGGGATTTCTCTCTTCAGCCCACTGAAAGAGGAGTTTAGGGTCAGAAACATCAGGTGTTTTAATGGAGCCTTTAATCTTGAGTTTTGTAACAGGTGTTCCATCAGCGGGGAGGAAACGAAGAAAGGGTCTTATCTGCGTGGCAGGAATTTCATAGAAGAGATTCTCAAGAGAACGACGATCTTCCTCAGGCGGCTCGGACCAGACAAGACGAAGATAGCGAATTCC